TCTATTCTGCTGCTGAAGCAGGTAGGAGTGAATATGTACCTTTTAAAATTGATTGGTGGGATGTGCCTGGACGAGATGAAGAGTGGATGAAAAATGAAGTTGCTAATTTAGGTGATGAAGAAGCATTTAATAGACAATATGGTAATCAGTTTATAGCAAGTTCTTCTCTATTATTAAGTGCTGATAGTTTAAAGAAGTTAGCAATAAACCAAAAGGAATTTATTTTTTATGACATACCAGAATTAGAAGACATTGGTTTAGATTATAGTGGTTTAAAATGGGATCCTAATTTTGATGTTGAAAATGATCCTGCTGATGACTCAAACTATTGGGTATTTTCAGTTGATTTAGCAGAAGGAAATGGTGGGGATTATTCTATCATTAATATGTTTAAAATTGAGGTAATGGATTCATCTGATTTTAAAAAAATAATTACACCAGGTGCTTTTGTTGACTTTTTTAGAATAAGACAAATAGGTGTTTTTAGAAGTAATCAGCACACTATTGAGGATTTTGCAAAAATACTCTATACAATAGGATTTGATATGTTTTATTCTGAAAATTTAAAACTTATTATAGAATGGAATATGTTTGGATCTGAATTAATAAAAAGATTAGAAACTGTATTTCCTAGAAGAAATAATTTTGATGAAGAAACTATTGTTAAATTTAAGCATCGTGTTGATGCAAGATCTAAAGATTTTGGCTTAAAGGTAAAGAAAGATAATAAACCTATATTTTGCCAAAATTTTAAAAAATATGTATCACAAAATAAAATAATACTAAACGAAAAGAAAACTGTTAAAGAAGCAGGTACATTTGGAAAATTACCAAATGGATCATATGCAGGGCAGTTAGGTCATGATGATCTTATTATGACAAGTATAAATTCATCTGAATTTTTTACCACTACCGACTTTTCTGAATTTGTTGAAGAATTATATGATTTAATTGATCCGGATATACAATTTAAAATTGATGAAATTCTTGAAAGGGATTCAAAGGGTGGGGATCTCAATTATGATATATACGATTTGGTATAAATTATCTTAATGTGGTAGATATATAAAAAAACTAAAAAAATATAATATAAGATGGCACTAGATCCACAAATAGCTTCAATAAAAGCATCAGGGACATACAGGTTTGAATTCGATAAGAGCCAAGTAGTAGGAGTTCCAGCGAATCAAACGAGATTAGTTGTCGGTTTTTCTAAAAAAGGACCTTTTAATACACCTGTTTTTATTCCAGATTCTTCATTCTTTAAACAAATATTTGGAGAAATTGATAGAAACTTAGAAAAAAAGGATTCTTACTTTCATAGGAGTTGTTTATCAGCTTTAGAAAGAGGTCCAATATTGGCACTTAATCTTCTATCTCTTGATTCAGATGATAAGAGCCAGTATATGAAAATGGCAACTGCAGCTACACCTGATGCACAATCTAATATAGCTTCAATTGCTGAATATTCTAAATTTTATAATCAAGACAAGTTTTGGTTTCCAGACTCTGAAGCATTTTTAAATAACGTTACACCAGCAGTTAATAGAGATTCAATTAACTCTACAACTACTAATGACCTTTTAGATTTTACTAATTTAGGTAAAAATCCAATATCTGTTATTGTTAAAAAGGCTGCGCCACAAAATGTAGGAGGATTTAATGTTACTGTTGATGAATGGTACGGTTCTGCAAATGTACCAGGCTTTTTAAATAAAGATAGTTTGGTATCTGACTTTATGGTTGATGTTTTTGTAATTGAAGGAAACTTTGGTGGTGATTTTACACAATCTCAACCTTATGATAGATTTTCAGCAGATCCAATATTTCAAGATTATTTTGATCCGACAAAAGGTTTACAGAGAAGAAAATTTTCATCAGATGAAACTGATACACAATTAGCAGAATTTTTTAATTTAGGAGAGGTTAATTTAATTGCTTCTTATACTGCATCTCTTTTACCTGACTTTGTTGATTTAGTTGGTAATAATTTATTTATTGAAAAAGTAATAAATGCAGACTCTGCAACTACAGGGTTATTCTGTGCAGTTAATGAAGATTTATTTAGCGGTGACTTTTTAATTGATGGTGTTGCTGGTGGTATTGATTTAGTTGGTCATAATATTGAGTATACACAATCAACATCATTCCAAGGAGATGTTAATTTCTTATCATATCATGAAACTATAGTTTCTGATATTGAGGAATGTAGAAATACAGCAACTGTTAATACCCAAACATTAAGCGGAGCTGATTCAATTTCAGTTACTACACTGTCAAACGGTAACATTCAAATACAAGTACAAGATATTACTGGTAGCACTCTTTATGATGTATTAGCTGATATGACATCTAATACTGCTACGACAGTAGGTACTTATTTATATGATACTGTAAATAATGTATATGTTCCAGTTATTAATGTTAATGTAACACCTACTGTTGCTACTATTACATTATCTGGAGTTGGTACTTCTGCTAGCAGTTTTCCAACAGCACCAGGTACAGTACTTTCATATATTAATGAATCTGACTTTAGTATTATAGCACAAGAATGGAACGGTACTGCACCAACATCAAATATTATAGGATCTTATGGTAGTGATCTTTATACTAATTTTACTAATGGTATTCTTACTGATGGTGATGAGGCAGTATATGAAGTAGGTGGTCAACAATATACATCATATTTAGTATTTAATGAAATTGCATATAATTATATTCATATAGCATCACCTACAGGATCTGCTAATGCAATTGCAATATCAGATTCAAATTATAATTTACCTTCGGTTAAAATTACACCGTACGAAGAAGACTCATTTACAAACGTAACACCAATTACCCAATTTAATATCGATGGTGCTGGTTTATTTCTTAATACTTTAGGTAACACTGTATCTGCAAATTGTTTAAACATACAAACACTGAAAGGTTCTTTAAATACAACTATAGATATTATATCAGATTATACAACTGATACTAAACTTAAACCTAACCAAGTTCTTATTAATTCTAATTCACCAGAAGCTGCAGATTTAGATGTAGGTAATTATATGGTACATGATGAAGGTGGTTCTACTGGACATTCAAGATTAACAAGAATTAATCAAACTTCTGGTGGTTTAACATCGGCACAATATTCTTCAATACCAGGAGGACAAACCGCTATCTTAGTTACATGCCAATCAGAAATTTCAGTTGACACTGTGAATAATATTAAAAAGGTAGAATTATATTATCCTATTGATCGTTGGGTTGATTACTTAAATGTATTTACATTTGATGGTTTTAAATTAGATGCAACAAAACATGTACCTGATGGATCAAATGATCGTCAAAATGAAATATTAAATGGTACACTTAATGGTACTAATTTATTTAAAGCTCTTACTGATAGAGAAGTAATTAATTTTAGATATGTAGTTGATACATTTGGAAATGGAATTGAAAGTGGATCTAAATCATTATTTACAAATTTATGTCAGACTAGAAAAAACGCATTTGCAATATTAAATGCTCCTTCTGCAAAAGACTTTAAAAATAATACAGACCCTTCATTTACTGATTCAACTGGTGCATTATCAACTAAGTTTATATCAGAAGGTGGAGATTTAAGTAGAAACCCATCAGTTAGATATTCATTACCTTCACCTACACAAGGTGCAAGTTGGGGATCATTTTATTTTCCTAATATTACAGTAAGAGATTTAGGTAAAAATATAAATGTACCACCTGCTGCTTATGTTTCAAATAACTTTATTGCAAAATATGCAAATGCGCTACCGTGGTCATTAGTTGCAGGTGTTCGTAGAGGTGTCGTTGGTGGAACTGGTGTTGTTGGGTTAGAAATTAATCTAGATAAAGAAGATCGTGAATTTTTAGAACCGTTTGGTTTAAACCCAATTGTGTTTCAAACTGGAACTGGTCCTACAATTTTTGCTAATAAAACTGCACAGCAAACAACAAGATCTGCATTAAGTTCAATTAATGTTAGAGAGGTTGTAATTTATATCCAAGATGGTATCGAAGCAATTTTAAGAAACTATTTGTTTGAATTTAATACACCTCAAACAAGATTGGAAATTAAGACACTTGCTGATAACTTCCTTACAACAGTACAAAATGATGATGGTGTATTTGATTTTAGAAATGTTATGGATGAAACAAATAACACGCCTGAAGTAATTGATCAAAACATTGGTATTCTGGATACTTTTATTGAACCTGTTAGAGGAATGGAGGTATTAGTACAAAGAACCACTATTTTAAGAACTGGGGCAATTAGTACAGGAAACTTTCAATAATAAATAAAAAACAAAGGTCTGTAATATGACCTTTGTTAAATTAAATCATTAACCAATAATAAATAAATAAAAAAATAAAATAAGATATGCCATTACCACATTATACACAAGCAAGGGCAAGCAGTCAACGATTTGAACCAGTACAACCTAATTTATTTGAGGTTACTATATTTACTCCTAACGGGGATGACACTGGTCTTTTATTAGAGCATGTTAAAACTATAGGAGGTTTAAACAATTTAAATCCTGCAGTTGATGCAATTGCACAAAAATATAAATTTGCTGATCGTTCATATGCAGGTATGCCAGGACAAACATTTGCTGATTTAACTCTTAATTTTACTCTTAACTTAAATGAAGCAAATGAAAACTATATTTATAACCAAATGAGAAACTGGTATAAATTAACATATGATCCTTTAACTGGTGAAATGGGACTTAAGAGAGATTATGTTGGTAGTATGATTGTTGTTCAGTATAATAGAGCAGGTGATATTTATAGAAGAATTACTCTTAAGGATGTATTTCCAACAGGGCAACCTGATTTTGTAGATGAACTAAACTATGAAACACCAGATCCTGCTGAATTAACTATGACTTATCGTTGTGATCATTGGGTTGAAGAAAATGTAGGAGGAAATTAGATTATAATTTAGAACATCATTAAAAGTAAAATTATAAAATAATTTAAACCAGCTTTATGCTGGTTTTTTTTGTCTTTAAACTTTGATATATATAATATAAATTATAGATTATAAAATGATACTATTTAAAACTGAAAATAATAAAGATGGGAAGATATTTATTGGGATGTCTGAGAATGATAATCCTCATAATTTAGGAACGGGTAAATATATAAAGCAAGCAATTAAAAAATTTGGTACAAATTCATTTACTAAAGAAGTTCTTGAAACTTTTGATAGAAAAACACCATTAAGTGAAATAATGGATCGTGTTGAATTTTGGATTAAGGAATTTAAATCAGATAATCCTAAATATGGATATAATGAAAGTATTAAGGAAACTATACCTCAGAAAAGAAGGCTAACAAGAAAAGTACAAGTATTGATAACGCCTGATGATGAAGATTCTTTAAATAGTATTATTATTCAAAAATCAATGGAAAGTAATACCAAACCACAATCAGTATCTAAATATGTTAGGCAATTAATAGTAGAACATATAATCGAGGAAACATCAACTGATAAAATAATTACAAATAAAAGAATTAAATAATGGATAACCACGAAGAAAACATTAAAAAGGAATTTGCAGCAGCAGAAGGAATTAATCAACAAGAAGCTCAGCAGCCTGAAGAAAAAATTACCAACTTAGGTAAAGTTGACATTAACAAAGGATCAGGTGTAATAGGTCCTGACGATCCTGAGATACAAAGAATTCAAAATGCAGCTGGGTATATATCACTTGAGCTCACCGATTTACCATCTAAAGGTAGGTTTTATCGTAAAGATTTAAATCTAACTATTAGAGCTGCTAGAGTAGGCGAAATAAGAGATTTTTCAACTATTGATGAGAATAATATTAGAGATGTTGATGAAAAACTAAATACTATATTAGTATCATGTACTAGAGTAATGTTTGGTAATACTAAAGGTTCATATAAGGACATTCTTGAAGAAGATCGCGTTTATGTTATTCTTAAAATAAAGGAACTTACATTTAAAGATGGTGAAAATAAATTAATGATGCCAGTCAAGGAAAAAAAATGTACTACAGGTAGTTGTGAAGCTCAAGAATCTGTTGAATTGGTCACACAAAATTTACAGTTTCATAAAGAAGATGAATTAATTGCTAAGTATTATGATGAAGAATCTAGAGCATATGTTATAGCTACAAAAAATCACGGTGAAATTATTATGGCTCCACCTACTATCGGTGTTATGAGATCAATTACTGATTATATCAGAGAAAGAGAAGAAGAAGGTCAAAAATGGGATAAATCTTCATTACAAATACTTCCTTATTTACATAGAGAATGGAGAGGTTTTTCTAAAGAGCAAATCTTTTCAGAAATAACAAATTTCCAGGGTTGGTCAACATCAAAATTTTCAATTGTATATAGACTAGCTGAAAAAATGAAATTAGGAGTTAAACCTGATTTAGTTTATCCATGTAAAAGTTGCGGTGAGGAGGTCACCGTTCCTTTAACGTTTCCCGGAGGGATCAAGGCTCTTTTTGTTATTCCAGATATCTCTTCTGAACTTTTATAAAGCTAGGGTTGTTTTAATGGAAAAGCTTCATATGCAGCCAAGTGAAATAGATTGGCTGCCATATTATGAATATGAATTTACTATTTCTATCTATAATGACATAATAAAAGAAAGAAAAGAGAAAGAAGGGGAAACTTATGATAAGGAGCGCGATAAATACAATATAAGTGGTATGCAAAAAGGTATGCAGAATAATTTTAAAACTCCTAAAATGCCTTCAATAAAAATGCCAAAGCTATAAAATAGAATATTGTCAATGGCCGCAGTAAGTTTAAAAGATTTAATGAATCCTCTAACAAAAATAGAGGAACATTCAAAATCCACATCAGAAAAACTATCAAAAATAGAAGAGCTTCTTGTAAAAGGAGTTGGTAGTACTGGAGCATCTGGTGGTATTGACATTGGGTCATTAGTAACAGGACAAGATACTATGATTGAACTTCAGAGTACCATGCTTACACAGTTAAGTGCGCAAACAAAATATTTACAAGTTTTAGCTGATGGTGGAAGAAGTTTATCTAATTTATTTGGTGGAGGTAGAAGAGAACAAGGAAATACTAGAGAAGGTCAACAATTATTAGAACAGCTAGGAATAGGAATTAAAGAATTAGGTAAAGGGATGCTTGTATGGTCTCTTGTACCTAAGAAAACTATTACTAAATTAAGCTTCTTTATTACTGATACTTTTTCTGCATTAGCTAGCCAAGATACTAAAAAAGCAAAAGAAGGTGTAGAAATTCTTGATATGATGGGTGGCGCTATTTTTAAATTTTCTGGTGCTTTGGCAGCATCTGCAATTCTCTTAATACCTGGTATGATAGCTATTCCATTTTTAATTGCATCAATAGGAGTCATGAGTGGTGTAATGGCTTTGATTGGAGGAAAGGATACATCAAAACGAATAAGTAGAGGTGCAAAGACTCTTGATAGAATAGGTGATGGAATATTATCATTTGGAGTTGGTTTAGCTGCATTTGCAATCACTACATTATTTATAGTAACACAACCTGGTATTTTAGTAGGCATGGTTGCATCTATACTTTTAATGGGTGGTGCGGTTGCTCTAATCGGAGGAAAGAAAACATCAAAAAGAATACGTAGAGGTGCTCTTAGTTTAGGTTTATTAGGTGCAGGATTAGCAGTTTTTTCTATAGGATATGGTTTATTTGCTTCAACAACTTCACAAACTAGTATAGGTGATGTACTTACGCAATCTGCCCTTATTCTTGGGATTGGTATAGCTTCTGCATTAGTTGGTAAGTTTGGTCTTTCTAACATTGCACAAGGTGCAGCTTCATTAGCTCTTAATGGTTTAGGATTATTAGTATTTTCTTTAGGTTATATACCATTTGCTAAAGCAACTGAAAATATTGAACTATCCGATATTCTTATACAAGCAGGTGTATTAACCGCAATTGGTGGTGTTATGGCGTTAACTGGTATTGCTGTTGCAGCATCAGGTGGTACTGCTTTATTAGGTCCTGTATTATTCGCAGCAGCAGGTGGCTCTCTTCTTTTATTAGCACCAGGATTAAAAGCAATGAAAGATCTTAAATATTCAAAAGAAGATTCAAAAGATTTAGCCACAACATTAGGTGCAGTTGCAATGGCTTTTTCTGGTATTGATCCTAAAGATGGTGTTTTTGGTATGATTGGTGGTTTATTCACTAGAGTAATGCAAAGCGGTACAAGCGTAGCTGCAGCGGTTATGTATGCATCCGCAGGTGTATCATTACAAAAATTAGCAAAAGGGTTAACTGCGTTTAAATCTATAGGATTTACACAAGAAGATTCTAAAGATTTGGCAGTGGCTTTAGGTAGTGTTAGTTCTGCATTTGCACAAGCCGGTGGTGAACCTTCTAATCCTGGTGGTTTATTTGGTGCTGTTTTTGGAAATACGTTTAGTCCTAATGCAACTGAAAGAGGAGTTGAATCTGTAATGAAAGCTGGTGATGCTCTTACTGAAATTACTAAAGGTTTAAAATCATTTTTAGATTTAAGAAAAACTTATGGTTTAACTTCTGAATCTTTTGCGAAGGGTGGATTTTTAAATAAAGCAATAGTTGAAACTCTTGGATTTGTAAAAACTGCATTTGCTGCAGTAGGTGGTGAAGGTAATGTAGATGCTGGTGGTTTTTTTGGTTCAGTATTTAACATAAAACAAAATAAAGTTAAAGAAGGTGTAGATAGTGTTAGTGGGGCAGGAAAGGAATTAAATAATATAGTAGAAGGGCTAATAGGATTTATTGATCTTAAAAATAAATATGGTTTAACTTCTGAATCATTTATTAAAGGTGGATTTCTTTATGAAGCGGTTACAAGCACATTAGGTTTTGTTCGCACTGCTTTTGCTGCAGTAGCTAATGAAGGTAATGTAGATGCCGGTGGGTTTTTTGGTTCAGTATTTAACATAAAACAAAATAAAGTTAAAGAAGGGGTTGATGCAGTTAGTGGAGCAGGAAAGGAATTAACTAATATTGCATCAGGTCTTAAAACATTCCAAGAGCTTGTTGATAAAAATATTGATTTTACTAAAGATGGTAAACTTTCAAAGGCCGTTAAGAATTCATTAACTTTTGTTGGTGATGCATTTGCTACAATTGGCGGTAAAGAAGATACTGACAGTACATTTTTTGGATTAATTAGCTGGGATGAAAATGCAGTTAAAAAAGGTATAGATGCAGTTAAAGGTGCAGGAAAATCTTTAGTTGATATTGGTGAAGGTTTAACAAAATTTTCAGAAATAAAAAATCCATCTGGTTTAGCGGACTCAATGTCAATATTTTTACAAGGTATAGCTGATGTTTTTGTTAATACTTATGATTCCGATGCAGAATTTTCATCTCATATTGATGACTTTAGAAGGCTTATAAATGATATTGGAGAAAGAGCTGCTGATGGTGATTTAGAACAAGCTGCTAAAGACATTAAATCAATGTCAGATGCAATTAATGATGTTGATTTACAAAAAGCTGAAGCATTTGGTGATTTATTTAAAGGGGCTTCTGATATTACTAGTAATGGTGGAGCAGCAGCATTATCAGCTTTAGCTGATGCAGTTTCTGAAATAAGAGATATTCTTAATAAAAGTGATGAAGGTGGTACTATAAATACAACAGATACCTCTACAGTAAATGCAAATACAACAGGTGCTCAGGTTTCTAATTCTAATAACACACAAATACAAACTTCATTAAATAGAATTAATTCAACGTTAGCTTCATTAAATACTACAATGAATTCTTTACCAGGAAATATTGCTGCGATAGAGATAAAGTTACCTAATGAATAATTTTTTTCTCTAGAACTTAAAACTTATTACAGATTATGCAATATAAAATTAACTGTGAACAAAGAAAAAGTATTTAATTTATGGAAAACAGAGATATTGTATGGTTTGATTTAGAAACTACTGGTGTTAATACATCAAAGGACAGGATTATTGAGATTTGTATGGTTAAGACAGATTCAGAAGGAAAGGAAAAAGACATGTACTATTCATTGGTTAATCCTGGAAAGGATGTAGAAATGAGTAAAGAAGCTGAAGAGAAACATGGTATTTCCATGGAGTCTTTACAAGATAAAGATTCTTTTATGTACATTGCTAGAGAAGTATATGACTTTATTGAAGGTTGTGATTTAGGTGGCTATAACGCTTTATTTTTTGATATTCCAATGTTAGTTGAAGAGTTTATGAGAGCAGGAATTGTGTTTAATCATCGTAGTGTTAATGTTATTGATCCTTTTCTTATCTATTCAAAATATGAAAGAAGAGACCTTAGTACTGCCTATACAAAATATACAGGTAAAACATTAGAAGGTGCACATGCTGCTCAAGTAGATATTCGTGCAACTATGGAAATATTTGAAGCACAGAAAAAGCTTTATGATATGCCACAAACATCAAAGGAAATAAATGATGAGGTAAATGAATCTCGTAAAGATTTGGTTGATCTTAGTGGTAAATTTAAATTTGCTGAAATTAACGGTAAACGTGAAATTGTATTTAATTTTGGTAAGTGGAAAGGAATTTCATTTAAAGAAGTTTTTGAAAAAGACTCAAGATATTTTGAATGGATGATTAATAAGGGTGAATTCTCAAAGGAAACAAAAATTATTGCAAAAAAACTACTTGAAAAAATGAGAACTGAAAAATTACCATCATAAACTTTCAACTTAATTAATTTTAGTTTATAATTATACTATAATTAAAAACAAACACACATGGCAACACGCAGCAGAATTGGAATCGTACAAGAAAATGGCACAGTGAAATCAATCTACTGCCACTGGGATGGCTATCCAGAAAACAACGGCAAGATCCTATTAGACAACTATGACTATGAAATGGCACAAGAGCTAATTGAACTTGGTGACATTTCAAGCTTGAGTAAAACACCAGACCGCACCGAGGCTTACTGTCGAGATCGTGGTGAAGAGCTAAATGAGGCTCGAGTTGACGAGTCAATGGATGCTTTCTTCGAGGGTGACATTGAAGAGTATGGCTATTTAATCACTCCAGATGGTGAGTGGTATATGAAAGCCGCCTATGGAGTTGGTGACTATATGCCTCTTAATACAATTTTATTATAATGGAAATAAAAGAAAGAAATGAAGTTTGGTGGGATACTACAACAGAATATAAAATTTCTATAGATGAAAAACTCCAAACAATAAGAATTAATGAGAATTCTAATAGCATGTCATTTTTAATACTAAAAAATGGAGAATGGGAAGATTTAGATGAAACTACCGAATTAGGCTCTATAATTATTAAAGAATGGGAAAATGGATTTTTTAACTAATATAGATATGGATCAATTTTTATTTTTTATTTTAGGTATACTTATCGGACTAACAATTATTAATATGATATCTATAGCATGGATGATATCTAATATTAAATCCAATAAAAAAGAAATTTCAGAACTAAATGATAATCTTGACACATTAGCAGATGAATTAATAGAAGAGATCGATTTAGTGAAGAATAATTTAAGATCTGAATTGGACGGTCAAGTTAATAATTATATTGATGAAGTAAAATATGTTAATGAAATACTAAATCAAAAAATCAATGAATTAAAAAATAATAATATATAAATGAATAATCAAGAAGTACAAAAAATTTTTGACTTAATAAATGATAAGTCCAAAATATTAGCTTTAACTAATGGTACTAATTTAGATTTTCTATTGGATAAAGCTAAAAATTTACATATTGTTGAATATGATAAAAATAGAACAGATAAAATTACCAAAAGGTTAAAAGAAAAAAAAGGTTTATTTCATGTTGATTGTGTTGAACCTTCATATCCACAAGCTAACCCATTTACCCCAGCAAAACCTAAACAATTTGACAACTATATTAACCATATTAGAAGCTTAAAGAGTACTCACTCTTTTGATAGTGTGTTTATAAATGGTAGGGATCGGTTAAGAGCTGCTAAAGCTTCATTAGATTTATTAAAGGATGGTGGTTATATCTTTATTCATGATTTTTGGGAAAGACCTAGATATCATGATATGTTACATTGGCCAGAATTAGAATTATGTGATCAGATACCTAATAAACGAGAGGTTAGAGTTAATAATTTAAAATTAGCTGTCTTTAAAAAAGTTACTCCTAAAGAGGTTAGTAATAATAATGTTTTTTTATATTGGCACGGTAAAGACCTTAGGTTTATTTTAATGTTAAGAGATTTAATTTATAAGCATTCAAATAATAGTAAAAATTATAGAGTACATTTACTTAATCAAACTAATGCTATCGATTATGTAAGTATACCTAATAATTTTTATAAATTAAGTCTTAATCACCAATCTGATTATATAAGAGCTGCTGTTACTTATAAATACGGTGGGATTTATCTTGATAGTGATACGATTGTCATGAATGATTTATCTTCATTATTTAATAATATTGAAGAATATGATGGTTTTTTTATTAAAGAAAACAACCAAAATATATCACCTGGTGTTTTTGGTAGTAAGTCTAATACATTATTTATGAAAAGATGGTTAAATGACATTACTAATAAAATAAACAAGACTCATAAACATAGATGGACTGCATTTACTACTGATTTATTTAAAGATTATGAAGCTAATAATTTATTAAATAATTATAAAATTTATGATGGTTTGGATACTATGTATCCTGTTAATTGGGATAAATGCTTAACTGAATTTATAAGAAAACCTTATGATAATTATAAAACATTAATTAGAACCTATCAACCTGTGATTATTATAGTAAATTCAGTTTATAAATATATGGAAAAATTTAGAGTAGAAGAAATTCCATATATGGATATGGCATTAAGCTATTTTTTAAATAAATCAAAAGAAAATCTAAAGTAATGAAAATTTGGGCTTACGCAATTTGTTGGAATGAGGAAAAAATACTTCCTTATTATTTAAGACATTATGAGAAATTTTGTGATAAAATTATTATTTATGATAATGAATCAACTGATAGGTCAAGAGAAATTATTAAAGCTCATCCTAAAACTGAACTTAGAACATATATAACAAAAGGTCAAATTAGAGATGATGTTTATTTACAATTAAAAGAAAAAAGTGTATACGAAGCTAAAGATAACGTTGATTATGTTATAGTAGGAGATATTGATGAGTTTTTATATCACCCGGATATTAACCTATTTTTAAAACAAAACACTGGATTCTCTTTTTATCGCCCTACAGGTTTTCAAATGGTATCTGATTCTTATCCTAATACTAAAAATCAAATTTATTCTCAGTGTAAAATTGGTGTACCTACTTATAATTTATGTAAACCAATATTATTTAATCCTAATAAGGTTGATGAATTAAAACTATCACCAGGTGGTCATACAGTTGCATACCTAAAGGAAGGCGACAAAGAGTATGAATTTTCTTATGATAACAAAGCTAAATGGAATCCTGGTTGGTCACCCTTTAAACCTAGATTTAAAAACTTTTATGATTCACCTCTTAAATTATTACACTATAAATATATTGGTATTGATTATGTAGTTAATAGACAAAAGGTCCTAGCTAATCGTTTATCAGAAATTAATCGTAAAATGGGTTGGGGTAAACATTATTATAATAATACACAAAAAATTTTTAATGAGCTTAAATCTAAAGCAATAAAATTAAATTTATAAAAAAAATAAATTTTTTCTTAAAATAGGTGAAACAAATACACTACACCAATATATAATTTATAAATAATTTAATAATGAAAGTTACTAAAAACATACTAATGTCCGTTAGGTTTATAACAACAGCCACCTTTAGATGGCTAGATTCGTTATGTATTTTTATGCACAGTGGTGTGGATTATACTAATGAACCGAATCAAATTAAACAAGGGGGATCATGGTCTGGGTAAATATAACTTAAATATAAAAAGTTAACTAAAGCCCGGATTTAAATCTGGGCTTTTTTAGTTTTAAAATATTTTTTATAAAAAACTTTCAGAATTTAATTTAATAGTTTATATTTATATTGTAGTTAAGTTAATAAAAATTAAGTATAAAAATTTAACAAAGTTTTAACAAATAAAATTTTATTATTTAAATAAAATGTTTTATATTTGTAATAACAAATAAATTAAAAGTTCATTAACATAATAGCTTATTGGGGTATGGGTTATCCTTCCAGCCTGTCACGTTGGAGAAACGGGTTCGAGTCCCGTATAAGCTGCAAAATTTTAACAAAGTTTTAACAAATAAAATTTTATTATTTAAATAAAATGTTTTATATTTGTAATAACAAAATAAATCTGTTCTTTGACATATTGGAAAAATTAAAATTGAATTTGGCGGTTAACCTCGGTCCTGTGAGGGATAAAACCGTGGTCAATGCCGCCAATTATTAATATGTAATCCGAGTTTAGTGGCGCTGAAAGTAACATCAGACAGCCTACACGAAGATTAAGGGAAGGAAGAATCCCAAACGCCCCGGTCGTCTAATGGCTTAGGACAGATGACTTTCTATCATCAAATCAGAGTTCGATTCTCTGTCGGGGTACAGCCAATAACTGTACAGTAGCATTTATGACTTACCACTCTAAATGTGAAGCTTGTGCAATTTATAACAGAAAGGTAGTTAATTCGAATCCTGATAAAGTGGACCGTTGTAATACTGCAACTAGAATTAAAGCGGTTAGATCCCGAAGTAAGTATAAGGTTAGAATGGTAAGATAGTTACTTATACTCGCGAATTTTATTGCCTCTTAGTATAACTGGTTAATACACAAGACTTTGACTCTTGGGTTCTCGGTTCGAGTCCGGGAGGGGCATCAATAATAGAAGCTTCTATTGTTAATGATAAAAGAT